CTCGCCACCCATCTTCTTTAGTCCGAGGCTTTCAGCTATGTGTGGAATATTCATTCTTCACACTCTGCTAATACAGCTCTTAATATTAGCACCTCACATACCTCCATGTGGTGATTATTCTGCCCGCCGCATAGCTCACAACCTCTTCTGCTACCATCCATAAAATCATCTTCATTAAGCCCTAGCGCATTCACCGCTGCTTTTAGCCTTTTGTATTTAGCTTCGTAGTTCATTCTTCACTCTCAATCATCTCAGCCAATGCTTCAAGTCTACGTAAGATACACTTGCGGTTGCTTTTCTGCTGTACCATCTCGATAGTTTTTGCGATGTATTTTAGTATGTATTTTTCACCTTTCATTACTCACCCCTACTACTGCTTCCCAGCTTACTGGATACAAAGGTCTAATAACCTCATCAACCATAGCGGCTAACTCTTGTATCTCAACCTGAGCATGTGGGTCACTACGTTGCTTAACCATACGAGCAAAGGCTGCTAGTGAACCAGTGATGTAGTACGAGGTGTACATGGACTGTGGCAGCTCCATACGGGCCTGCTCTGGACATACACCAATGCGTATTAGGTCTTCATAATACTTTAAGCAGTAGTTATTATGGAACTCATGCCTTTCTTCAATAGAATTGAAGTCTGAAGTGCAGCTCCAGTGGTGCTTACCTTCCACGACCTCGTGACTACTACCCTGCTTCACATTACCTTCAGGGCGCTTACGCCACTCTGTAGGTGTAAACAACTCAGGGGTATCATCAACATACCTACGACTTACCTCATTACGAGTGAAGCCTACGATGTGCTTGAACTCTTGTCTGGCTATGAAGATAGGCACTGTGTAGCGCATGGTTATTTGTGGGTGTGAGAATGGTGTCCAGTGCCCGTGACGAGCTAGGTAGCTGATTAGCTTCTTGTCCATATGATCAAGGTAGCCTTCTGAGTCATAATCCTCATGGCCCCACTCATCATTAGCAAACTCAGACTCCTTATCAAAGCTAACCCTAGCAGCATTCACTACGGTCAGGTCGTCACCCATGTGGCTTATGTATTCTGCTTTCATTTTAGATACTCCTCCGATCTCTTGCACAAAAAACTAAGGTTAAACCTCCATCACCGTATTGCCTTACAACTGCATTACCTAACAGGGGATGCCTGACTAGCTCAAAGCCTTTATACTTACCTATAGCGATTAACTCAGCCCTACAATCTTTTAGCGTCTTATAGCTAGCTACTACAGATGGTAAAGGTAACGGCGGGGCTGGTGACGTGGTATTCATCATTGCTGTTAATACTATAAAGTACATTAGTTTTCTCCTTGTTTATTTCAATATTCTTCACCGTCTGGTTCGTATTCAGCAAGTAGTTTCTCATGTACTTCAACAGCCTCATCCCATCCAGTATGGTGATTTACACCACAGGTCTCAAGTATCTCAAGGAACTCACTGTCTCGTTGGATTGCATGATAGTACGCTTCATCTACAAGAATCTTTTTCTGGTTGTGTTGCTTGTTGAATGAATTCATAACTTCTTGTTGCATTGCTCTGTTTAACTTTCCGATCATATTGTCACCATGCTAGTTCTACGCTTGTTATTAGTATTGCTATACATAAGGAAAAGCATACACCTGTATAAATGAACCCTTTTAGGAATTCTAAAATATTACCACTCACCCTTACACACACCACACACATTAGTTTTATTTACTGGAATTAAAGTACTATTCTTATCTTTGTGACATTGGCATTTATTCCTACTTTTGAATATTCTGTCATAGTTATCACGGAAGTTATTAGTACTACTTTTGGACACTAAGGGGTCACCTGTGATGTCGTTGTAACTAGTCATTATTCAACTCACCTTCAATATCTTTTATATTACCTAAGACTGGGTCATTGATAATTGCTAATTGTTGTGCTAACTCTTCATCAGTCAGATCTTCTAAGTTGATATTGGTATTGATATTCTCAGTACGTTGCAGCTTAGGTTGTTGGTACTCGGCAATAGTTGCAGCTAACTTAGCGGCTTCTGCAGGGTCACCATCTTGAATAGCCCTTACCATCATTATTTGCATCACAGTTAAACCTGTAGGCATATCTGCAATTACACCATCTGACAGGTATTTTAGTATCTCAACAGTTTCTTTCATCTTTTCACGGGCTTCTTTATTAGACTTCCGCTTCTCGATACTCTTACTTGCCATTAGCTTCATGTGCTCTTTGTCCCATTTAGGTTTGAGGTTGGCTAATGATGATTCTGTGATGGCTATTTTGGGTTTCTTTGTAAGGTTTTCAGGTTTAACTGTCCCTTCCACGTACTTAACGTGTTTCTTCATATGTAGGTTACTCCTAGATTATTAAGGTTCTATAAGGTACTTAAAAGAGCTAGAGAGTAACCTAGATGTCAAGGTTTGTTTAAAACCACAACCATGTCCCATGTACAACCGCTATTGGGGCCATAATAGCACCAGCTATCAGGAAACCCCATGAACTTGTCATGAAACATGCGATTACATGTGTTAACCATGCCGCTGCTATCCACAGAACGAACAAAGTTATTGCGTATAATTTTACCATGCCTTCATTCATTAAATTACCTCCATCATTTTTATTACTTTTAGTGTAGTCTTTTCTCGTATCACTTTAGCCATTTTCTTACCATGAGCTGGGTATGCAACTACTTTGACAGTTTTATCCCAACATGCCCTGCAATCACCACACTTACCATCTCGGGTGTATGCACCACACATTGTGGATCCTTTTGGTAACTTATTACTGTATATAGTAGACGTATTTTGTCCTTCTATTATTCCACCATTTACAGAATCTGATGACAATCTTACTACTGCATTGGGTAAGTTAGCTATTTCTCTCAGTATATCAAGGAACTTAGGAAACTTATGTTGTCTTGTTGGGAACCAATGCTTAGTTCTTGGGGTTCTTTTAATTACACGCTTGATTTTCTTAGCTAATCTAAGGTCATAGCAGTCACCTGAGTCGAACCATCTGAATAGTTCATCGTCTTTGAGAGCTGATACCATGTCGTCCTCCCAATCCTTACGCTTCCAATCTTCTTTATTATGTATTCTTGGTGCTTTTACATTAGGCATATTGTACATACCTGTTGTTGCATAGCATCCTTTACATGCATCTACTAATTCTATAACACCTTTTACTTTACTTTTGATACTTCCTGGGCAAGTAATCAAGGCTTCCGTTGACCATGACTTGCATTTCTTTGGCATCTTGCTTGTTTTAGAGAGTTTTATCATAATATTCTCTTGAGTTTATATTAGTTATTTACTTTTTAAGTATCTATTAATGTTATTAAGAGCTACATCTTGAAACTCAGTGGTTATTACGAAGGTTTCAGGTTCATACTTTGTGTTTGTTTCTTTTATTTTAAGGTATTTGAAAGATTTACCCCAACTATCTACTTTAACTTGGCAACTTAACCTTAACTCATAGCTTTTAAGTAGATCATCTAGCTCCCAAAGGAACTCTGTAACTTTTTCTTTTGGTGTCATTTGTGCTTATTTCCTGTCTATTATATTCAAAATGAAGGATATAATCATTATTGTTGGTAATAGAAATACCATGTGAGCCTGTCTCAATGGTCCTCTTTAGGTATTGTAGGTACATTTTGTTGTCACTTGAGATAATTAAATGGGGACCTTAGTAGGCCCCCTGTTTTCTATTTAGAAATCATCATGTGTTGCAACTGGCCCATCACCTTCAATGTCAAAGTCAACTGATCCTGTGTATTCAATCAAGTTTGTAATCTGAATTGCAGATAGACTTGTTGAGATACCTTGACGACCAGCGACATCATACTCATTACGGTAAACTTTTACGTTACCTGTTGATCCATTACCGATATTATTGAACACGTCGATTACATTCTTCTTAGCATCTACAAGAGCTACTGGGAAGTTTGGTTGACCGTCATGTTTTAGTGCTTTACGTTTGATATTAACTGCTACGTTTCCGTTGTCTAGTGTTCGCAGTTTACCCATTTCTGAGATTTCATCAGCTCGATCTTCTGATACTTCAATTTGACATTCCCATTGCAGTGTTCCAAAAGGTGATACAGGTTTTGCTGGGTCTACTTTTAAGTAGTTTAAAGTTACATTGCGTAAGATAGATGTGCCTAAGTTTGTGTCTGACATGTAGGTATATTTCCTTTTAGATTAGATAGTTAGTTCTAGTTGTGATTCAAAGTCGCCTTTATACAGAGGCGTGTCTGTTAGCTCATCAGATTTGGTTTCGATCTCACCTACTACCATGTAAGTGGATGCTCGTCCTTTCTGATTGTTATAGTCTGATGGAATAGCAACAACGTCTTTAGGGTTGATGCGTACTGCCATAAGATGACCGTTTTCACGTACAAAGTTAATAGCATACTCGTAAGCTGCGAAGTGTAAACCTGCAGAACAGGTACGATTCTTATCTTCATCTACTAAGTTACGTGGCATAGTTGGCTTTGCACCTAAACTATTATCCATCTGACCTGTAAAGTAGTCTTTGTAGTCACTGTTTACTGCTTTGTACGCTACGAAGCATCCGTCATCTGTAATAGGAAGCTTAGATACCTCTAAGAACCCATACAACTCTTGTACAGCTCGATATGAAGGGTTGTCCAGTAAGTTACGAAAGAACCGTTGTAGTGGTGTTACAGAGCAGTACTCATTCATAAGACCAAAGATACGTGTAGCCATATTATCTGGGATACGATAATCATCTAAGTAGAGAGTATCATTAACAAGTTCAAAGTCAGTGTCTTTGATTGCTTGTTTGACAGTCCTTCGATTATCAAGTAGATCTAAGGCTTCATTGTAACAACCTTCCATGACTAACTCCCTGATCTCATCGAACAAAGGGTGTGAGTCGTTTACTGTTACAGGTTTTAGTTTGTCAAATACTGTGACGGAGTGATCTGTGATTATATTCATTTGAAATTACCTACAATTAAGTTTAATGTTTGCAGCAGTCCCGGTTTCTCAGAGCTGTAGCGGTTGTAATAGAAACATGCAGATAGTGATTCTGAATAGTTTTCTTTAGCTTGCTTTGCAAATCTCATAAGATCTGCTGGCACTTTAGCTTTGGATGGTTGTACCACTATTTTTAGGTTTCTTATTACATTTTCCTGCCTGAACGACAGTGTTTTATTATCATGGTCCTCTTGGATTAATGAACAGCCTTTTATAAGCTTAGCTATTTTACTGTTTTTATTGATACTTTCTGACACTTTTACCATATTTGTGTCAAACAATGCAGTGCAGTTAGCCACAAGTGAAATATCTTCTAGTTTCTTTATAGAATCTTGAGATTCTTTTAATTTAGTTGATAACACTTTATGTAGTTCTGCTTCCAGCTTATGAACAGAAGTCCATTTATCAGACTTAGACACTGCCATTTGTGCATGACTTCTTAGTGCATACACTTCTTTACCTAAGTCATTAATGATACATGAAAGGTATTGAGGGCTTTGGCTTGTATTCCAGTTAGACATTGTTACAAAGTAACCTTCTTGTGGTAGTTGGGTTAAGGTAGTTTTATTGACATTACCTCGGGTGTCCACACGGAATATCTGATCAGGTTTGCTGTAGGCTTTAGTTCCAGAACCTTTTACAACAAGAGGCATTGTCATTAATGACGACAGAAGCACTGGCTTAAAACCTAATTTGATAAGATTCACTTTGACAAGCATAGCTGCTGCTGCGAATAACTTAGTCTTTTGCTCAGTTGGGAAGATAACAGGTGATGGTGCTTTTAGTAGGTGTTTGTTTTCCACGATGAACTTGTTAGCTCTTGGGGATAAGTCATTTATATAGACTTCACCTTCATTATTATGGTTACGGTAACCTCTCAGTACTCTTAATATGTTACTTACACTTGCTCCATTGTTTTGTGTTTTTAGCACTTTATAATGACGACTGTTTTCTTTACAAGTCATCAGCGGTATAGTCTTATCTACAACATTATCTAAATCAGTACCTAGCATGTCTTGATTTTCGAATCTGAATGGGGTTATTGCAAACTCTTTATTGCTTATCCATTCACTGACCCTGCTTAACAAGATCCCATGTAGTTCTACTTCATCCTTTGCATTCTCTATTTGATAAGCAAAGTCAATTACGTAGTCTTCTTTTATTTCTTCAAGTTTATCCCAAAGGAACTTAATTGTTTTAGGTGTGAACTCTAATGACTCCCTTGAAGGTGGAATATCTACTTCACCCAATTGGGCTACAAGTACTAATTCAATCCTTCTCAGTGATGTTTGTAGTTCATCGGGCAGACCACGTACACTTGATGTGTATGGAATACCACCCATAACAATAGTAATATCAGAGCCGTAGTGTCCTGACTTAACATTGTAACCAGTTCCTAACTCTGGAATCTCATTCCATTCAAAATCAGGCACTCCAATTATATTAGGTTTTACATCAAAGTATGCTAATTGCTCTGCACATTGTCTTTTAAACGACGAGGAATTACCGTTATCTGTAATATCCACTGAGATCTCAAGACCGTTATCTTCATCTGTAGGTTCAGAACCAATAAGGGATACTGTTGGCATACCTGTGTCTTTAAACGCAGTATATACATGAACAGTTCCCTGCCAGAAGTTTCGGATAGTGTACTGGTCGGTTATTGCAAATGGAGTCTTAGAGCCTAAGCCGTAAGCACCGATTGAAGTATCTTCATGATCTTTGGTTGAATGCCCAAGGTTAGTGTAAATATCATAGAATTCCTCTGGATTTATGCCAGTGCCGTAGTCTCGGATCTTGAACTCATTTGAAAGCCATGATGGCAATGTTATATCAAATGGCACTTCACCTCGACCTGCGGCTACATGAGCATCTCTTGCGTTAGCTGATAGTTCTCGGATAACTGCACCTTCCTTATTCTGGTACAGTTTATCGGTTAGTATTGAGAACATTTTTGCATTCATCTGCATTTGAAATGACTGAGTGTGTTGCACACCTACTACTTGTGCTGCGTTACCATAATTTGCTAATTGCATTATGTTTATTCCTGTTGGTTTAGATTATCAGAGGGGCTATAGGTGCTTAAAAGAATTAAGTCTATAGCCCTTTGGTTTGGTTATAACAGACCTTTGCCAGACATTGAGATCCTAGTCTTATCTGCTGCAAGATACTCAAGATCACCTGTTTTACCAAGGTTGAATGTCATTGCTTGTGTGGTGCCTATTTTAGGTATATGAACCATACATCGGATACTTGAGGGTTTTACATCTAGCACTTCAGTTACTTTGAAGTTAACCTTAAGCATAAGGCCCACTTGAGACTTATAGGAAGCAGTGAAGAAACGTCCACGGCTGTTTTGGAGTTGCATTTTAAGTATATCTGTTCTGCGCATTGTGGTAGTCCTGTTGGTTATTTTACGGTTACGTACTTACAATCTGTTTCAATCCAAACTTGAGCACCACATGATAATGGCTTGTCTGGTTGGTACATCACTTTAGATGGACCATTGATCTCTACTTCAGAGGCATATTGGTTAGATTTGTATGTTTTTATGGTGATACATGGGTCATTAAGTCCATGTTTTCTGTTATGTTTAATAACATGTTGGTTTACGTGTATAATAGTCTTTATAGTATACCCCTAGGAGCTTCTGTGAGCCTCTCTAAGAGACTTACGTGTTGTTGGTCTTATGCTGGTATAGGTTAGGCCCTTAACGGGCCTTACACGAGCATTTAGATCATAGGTTTACTCTTACTAACTTAGTAGAGTGTAGGATAACCCAAGTACAAGCAGAAGACCTGCAAGTAGGTAGTAATCCTCTTTATGTTGTGAGTCAACTTCACTTGAGAATTCAATGTAACTTGCTGGCATATTATCTTGATCACATATGATTATTGTGTTCTTAATACCTTCAGCTTCATTCTTGAGATTCTGCACTGCTACTTCAAACTGATTTGTTTTAGAATCTTCGACATGTATGCTGTGCCTCATACGTCCATCTGAGATTAAGTGTAGTGTTTTCATTTGATTTATTCCTTTTGGTTTATCTTTCATTATTCTTTTCCCAAGGGTAAGCCCACCCATCTACTAACCCTACGACTTCGTAGCCTATAATGTCTATACCTTCTTGGCATAGATACCATCTAGCATTTTTGTAATTGACGGTCGTTAGACTTTCTCCATCGCGGAAATAAAATTTAACCCCAAACCCCTCTGGCAATGGACACTCACCGCCATCGTGATACATCTTGTGGTTCATACGCGGTCGGCAGTAGTTGAACCCTTGGTAGTTATCCTTACAGAACTCACCATTTTGGATTCCTGTTAGCTTACCTATTTGTAGGAATACCTCACTGTCACTAAACTCACAATCAATACCACTCTTAATAAAGTGAGATATGTCGATGATCTTCTGGGCGGGTTTGATGCGCCAGTTCTCTTTATTTGAGTATAGGTTTGGGCCACCAAAAGCTGTATCCCACTGCTTACCTTCATGTGATACTTCTGCACAACTACCATCAGCCACCTTCTGATAAAACTCTACTAACTCTTCTGCTGTGAATTTACTCATATTCTTCACCACTTTCAAGCATACAACGTTTAAGTTCATTTAGAGAGTCCCAAGTATCTTGGTCTTCTTCCTCTTGCAGATGTTGATCTATTGCATACAAGTTACCATCTGTATTATGTATCATTTTTATACTCCGAACCGCTATTGGTTTGTGGGTTAGTTGGGTGATAAAGGTAGGATTTACACCTACAATCGTAATCCAATTGGTTACGGTTATAACAGACGCTCTGCCGTTGAGAGCTACTCGCCAGACTCACAGGTTATATTCACTCTGATCCATGCTGGCAAGGAGGGACTCGAACCCCCAACCTTCTGTCCTTTATCATTAAGACTACAACAGTGTAGAAAAAGAAGTGAGAGACTCTTTCGAGTCCCTCGGTACATCAGAACGAATCAAGAACATCTTGAGTCTGGTCATTGGCTACTTCATCGAAGCAATCAAGGATAGAGAATGGCTTTACCATCTTCATTACTTTAACTGCTGCAAGGTTGTAGTAAGTACCCTTTGCTGTTTCCACTACTCGGAATGCAAGCTCTACTTCTGAACCTTCACCTAACTCGGTGTTGATAGCTCGTTTGCTACGATCTACCATTGGTACTTGAGGGATTGCATCACCATTAGGGTAGGTTGCATTGGAGTTGATCCATGATGAACCATCTTTGTTAACTTTAAGGCCAACAGATGCTAGCTCTGATCCACTGGCAAGCATTGAATACTGATTGCCGAAGTCACGTGTTACTGGAGTCACCATACGTGTGTTGATGATGGTGATGTTACGAATTACTTTAAAGTCTGACATAGTTATGTTCCTTTCCACTTGGTGGGGTTGAAATGAGAGGTTAGATTATCTAACAGCTTCATAAGGCATTACTGTAAGTAGTACCTTCGAGGTGGCGTAGCCACCCCAGTATTAAGGTTATTAGTTAAGTACGGTTATTGAATAGTGTAGTGCACTAGCCATGGATACAACACATAATGCGGTTACTACAGTCATGAACAACAATAGGTTTGCTGACATAGGATACTCCTTGGTTTGAATGTTAGATACCTAATAGGTCAAGAGTGAAGTCTTCAGCATCTTGTAATGATTCCTGAAAGGCACAGTCTATTTTATGGGCAGCATTATCAGCTATGTTCTCAAGCTGTGCTACTGTTAATGAATTCCACACGTACTCTGGTAAGTACAAGTGTGCATCTTGGCATATGTTCTTTGTATGCAATACTGCTTCTGAATGTGTGAATGACATAGTTATTATCCTTTTGGTTTATGTTTATCAAGGTAGTATGTTTGAAGACATGACATCTGTATAACATTACCTTCGAGGTGGCGTAGCCACCCTTAAAGTTGAAGATGAAGTCGTCGTGCTATTTCCCTGAGGACACATGAGGACACATCAGGACACATCAGTACACATCAGTACACATCAGTAGTGTATGTTATCCCTTGGTATTATATGGGTGTATATGGGTGTATATAGGGTTATCTGGGAGGTTCTTAGGGCTATACCCCGGTACCCCTTGGGACTACCTCACTACCCAGCACCCTTCTCTGCCTCTAGGTGTATCACTCTCATATCCTTAGGGATACTTGGGGAGTCCTTGGGGGAGACTTGAGGGGGGTCCTCAGAACTATTAGGGTACCTCGGTATCAAGGGACTAACCCGTGTATCCCCTAGATAAACTTCTGTAATCTTTTAAGTACCTTATAGAAGTACTATGTCAGGGTATACCTCAGACTACACAGAGAATAGCTGGGGGTACCCTCTAATCTTTTAAGTACCTTATAGAACTAATATATATATCAGGAGTCTAATTGTACCCTTTGGGGTACTAGTGTAGTAGTCAGGGTTAGTACAGTACCTTTAGGATTCTTAAGTGGATCCTAGACACGGTAAGGTACTACCTTAAGAGATACGAGGGGGTCTCTGAGTAACTACATCACTAACACCTGTATCTTATAGTTAGATATACTGGTCAGAGGACCCCCTCAAGTGTACTAAGGTAGGTCTTAAGGGTTCTTAAGGAGTCCCTAAGGTAAACTACTACTCATATACTCCCTTATACTCTTGTATTCTTATAGGAGTCTTAGGGGATACTATAGGATACTATAGGTCCCTTAGTAGTACTATGAGGTAACTACTCTTTATTTATTTTGTATTGCTTAAAACCCTCATCTAGGGGTGTACCTAAACGTAGTCTCGGAGGACTCCATTTGGAAACTAAAATAACCAACAGACAGAAACTTGCATTGGCAAAGGAATCCCAGAAGCGTAAAGACCTTGTAAGATATGAGGGGTCCTTTGAAGGGTTTGCCAAAGAGCAGATCAGAATATTACCAAAAGATGCATCAAGAGGTTTTATACCTTTAGAATTCAATGCAGCCCAACAGATCGTAAACGATGCTATAGAGAAGCAGTTAAAAGAAACAGGTAAGGTAAGGGCAATAATACTAAAGGCTAGACAGATGGGTTTATCAACCTATGCCTGTGGCAGAGTATACTGGAAGTCCTACCTTACACCATACAATAAATCAGTTGTTATGGCTCATGACTCAGCAACCTCAGATGCACTCTTTGCCATGTCACGTAATATCATTCAGAACATGAAATCTGAGTTCAAACCAGTGCTGAAGAAGTCTAACTCTAAAGAGATAGGATTTGAACACAATGACTCAGGATACCGACTCTACACCGCAGGCTCCCCTGAAGCAGGCCGAGGGACCACCCCGACTATTGCTCATCTATCTGAAGTTGCTTTCTGGACTCATGATGCAAAGATTCTCGCTGGCCTGTTCCAAGGTATATCACAAGCTGACGGAACAGAAGTAATACTAGAGTCAACAGCTAATGGTGTTGGCAATGAATTCCACAGATTATGGAAAGGTGCAGTAGCAGGTGAGAACGAATATATACCTATATTTGTACCTTGGTTCCTTATGCCAGAGTACCGAAGGTTTGTACTAGAACCCGAAGTATTCGCAGAGACTGTCACAGAAGAGGAAGAAGAGTTACAAGATAAACATGGATTAGATATTGAACAGTTGTACTGGAGGCGTCTTAAGTTAGCCGAAGGGGGTATTGATAAGTTTAAACAAGAGTACCCATCAACAGCAAATGAGGCATTTATAGTCTCAGGATCTAATGTATTTGACACAGGTAAACTGATGTCAACCACACCATCCCCATGTGTTAAGAAACAGAACTTCAGTATCGAATCGTGTATGTTTGACGACAACCGAGAAGGACACTTGGAGATCTTTAAATACCCTAAGTTTGACATGGACTTCATCATCGGAGCTGACTGTGCCTTAGGCGTTGGACAAGACTACTCAGCAGCAGTAGTTATGAATGCAGACAGAGAAGTATGCGCTGTGTATCGCAATAACAAGATAGACCCTACTCAGTATGGTGACCTCTTGTTTTACTTAGGCAGATACTACAATAACTCTCTTCTTGCAGTGGAATCTAATTCCTTAGGTATAGCAACACTAAACCGATTAAAACAAATGGATTATGTGAACTTATACCATCAAACAAAAGTAGCTAATATATCCAATGAGGAGGGTACACGTCTGGGTTGGAGGACTACCCAAGCTACTAAACCAATGATCATAGGGCATCTTAAGAACGCTATAGAGAATGATGATATATCTCTATCGTCCCCCATTATTATACAAGAGTGTATGAATTATGTGGCTGATGCCAGTGGTAAAACAAATGCTATCTCAGGTTGTTATGATGACACAGTGATAGCGACAGCAATAGCCTTAGAGGTTCTCCGTACTCATGGAGATAGATTGTCGTCTACAAGGGTTTCTTTCAGGAACCAAGCGTATACACCTGACAACACTCAATGGCTTTAAGTATTTCCCATAGTCCTCCACTATAAGGATGTTTGTTATGGTTTCTTCACATCTCGGGAATGAGAAAGTAATGAAACCACCTAATTTAAGATAGACTGAGCGCGAGGTGTTATACCTGCGCATATACACATAAGAGGTGTCACGGATGTTAAGTAATAATGAAGATGGATACAAAGTACCAGTATCCGATGAAGAGTTAACAACGCTCTTAGACTACAAGCTGGCACAGTCCAGTTCTAGTTTTCTAGACACCTCAGAGTTAGCTGATGAACGTCAGAAGTCAACCTATGAATACGCTATGATCCCACAGGGTCACTTAACACCACAAGGTGTATCACGTATTGTATCGTCAGATACAGTTGAAGCTATTGAAGGTTACACAGCAGTACTCTCGGAGCTACTGTTTGACAATAATAAACTAGCCAAGTTTAAGGCGTATGACCGTACACCTGTTGCATACCACAGGGCCACGGCAGCATCAGAGTTAATCAACCATTGCTTGTTCGCAAAGAACCGGGGTTGGTCTATCTTAAACACATGGATTAAGTCAGCCTTGATGTGGAAACTATCTGCAGTGACTTGGTCTTACATAGCAGAAGAGAAGATCTCTTTTGAAGAGTACGAAACAATTGACAGTACTGCACTTGATGTATTACTGGCAGACCCAGAAATAACCACCACAGGTGATATTTATCTGGATGAACTGACAGGTAACTACCTTGATGTTCGACTTAAAAGAACAAAAGTAACAAACAAAGTAGTAACATCACCAGTACCCCCAGAAAGCCTTAGGGTTAACAAGGGAGCCACTGGGTCACATGATGCATCCTTTATGGGCTTTGAAGAAGAGTACACCAGATCTGAAGTAAGAGAACGGTGGCCTGAGACTTCCGAAAACATAGACTGGTCAACTGTAGAAGATACACTTACTATTGCAACTAACACAGACGCATTAGCACGTAAGAGAGCAATAGGGACTACCCTGCTGTTAGGCTCAGGTGATGATAATCAACTGGAAGCTAATCAGACTGCAGTAGTTCTAAGATGCTGGGTATACGTTGATCGTGATGGTGATGGTATTGCAGAGTTAAAGTATATCGCTCGTGTGGGTGGAACTATACTAGAAGAGTCTGATGCAGATCATATCCAAATAGCAACCTTTACACCGTTTGAAATCCCCTTTGAACTTGAAGGTTTGTCTATGTCAGATATGGTACGTCCATCTACATTGGCATCTACAGCTATCCTACGAGGTTTTGTTGAGAACACTTACTTAACAAACTATGCCCCTAAGATCGCTGACCCCAATGTAGTAGACTTCTCTGCTTTGCAGAATATGAAGCCCAAGCAGATCATTGCATCTAATGGTAATCCCCAAGGTGCTGTTGCATCTCTACCACCAGAGCAGATCTCAACAGGAACTGTACCCTTACTTCAGTTCTTACAGGGTCACAAAGAACAAGCTACTGGTCTGTCAAAAGCAGCCCAAGGGCTTAACGATGCCTTGTATGTGTCTGGTAATTCAGAAGAGAAGGTATCTCAAGTGCAGTCAGCTGCACAACTACGTATTCAATATATTGCACGTAGGTTTATGGAAACTGGCGGTAGGGAACTGCTTGAAGGTTTGTATAAGACAATGAAAAAAGAAATGCGTGGTGGGTCCGTAGGAGACTACACAGGCAATCAACGATATCTCGATGTGTCCATAGATGATCTACCCGGAATCGAGTACATGACTGTAGAAGCAGATGTTGGTGATGCCAGTAATCAGACCCGATTACAGAAACTTGCAATGATAGGACAACAGATACTGCCAGCCCTTCGGGACGCTGGTGCAGGTGCTGTTGTAGCCCCCACTGCAGCTTCAACAATAGCAGTACAAGCGTTTGACGCTTTAGGTTTAGACCCTCTTGATTATCTTATTGATATAAACACAGATGAGTTTAAACAGAAAGCAGAAGCAGGTCAAAAGAGTGATCAGGAAGCTCAGGCGAAAGCCAAACAGCTCGAAGAGTTGACACAGAAGTTAGAGATAGATTTACAAAAAGCTAACATTGACTACACAAACGTACAAGCCCAGAATGCAATTCAGGATAACCTAAAACAGCTTATGGTTGCCATGGATAAATCTGAACAAGAATGGTCTAAGATTGCACTAGATGCTGGAAAGGAACAGCAACCAATGCCAACTAAAACTAATATTGATGCTCTGTATGAGAAAGCACAGGCTCTTGTAACTAACGTTATGAGCACTACTGCTGGATCAGAAGATGCACCAAATCCAGCTACCCAGCAAGTGAATCCTATGGAGGGACCTGCTGGAGTGTAAGGGGGTGATACTGTATCTAAGCTGTCGGGGCCTCAGCTTTCAATTAAGGCCCCTACCATTTAACAAGAGATATACATATGAAGAAGTACAAATCAGGTATTGACAAGAAGGTCAAGCCTCAGCTTCAATCTGATGGATCGTATCGACCGGGTCCCTTTGCGGATGCTAAGACAGCATTGGCAAAAGCCACCTTCTCTAAAAAAGAGAGGGATGACTTCTTCACGGAAGCCTACGGAGATATACTTTCAGAGCTATTTATAAAGTGGCTAAACACTGATTCACACTGCACTAAAGAGCGTGAGTATCTGTACCATGTTGCTATGGGCTTAGGCTCAGTAAAAGAACGATTGATAAGTATAGAGACTTATGGTTTTAACCAAGAATTTATTGATCAATCACATTTAGAAGATGAGGAACAAGATAATGATTCCAACTAATACGCTAGACGAACTCTATAAAGCAGAGTTAGACTTGCAACGATCACAAGTATCCCTAGTCCGCGAGATGGGCAGGGGTCACGAAAAGAGTAGACTACATGCTGGTACCCTACAAGCAATGTCATCTGCACTAGGTTTCGTAAAAGATAAGATCGTAGACCACCCTGATAACAAAGTAAAAATACCTGCAAAGGTATCTACTGCTGTTACTTCGGTTAAGGTCAAGAGTAAGACAAAGTAAATGAGGACTATAAGGGATAATAAATTATGAGCAAAGAAAACATTCCAGCTTCTACCTCTTCAGGAGATGATGCTGCTTTCAATGCTGGTCAACAACCGCAAAGTTTTGATGACATTCCAGTACCAATGGGGCCTATGGCCAAACACTTGGGAATCGAGATTGATCTACCAGAAGACGATGCAGAAAGTGACCCGGAAGATTCTGTAGATGAAGTACCCGCTGAAGACGATACAGAGGAAGACGATACACCAGATCAAGAAGAAAACACTTCAGAAGAAGAAGACGATGTCGAGGATGATGATGAATCTACCCAAGACGACGAATTACTCTCAGAAGAGGAGATTGATTGGGAATATAAAGTTCCAGTTAATGTAGACGGTGTCATTGAACACAAGACACTTGAAGAACTCCGTAAAGGTTTTGCGACAGATCAAAGCTTGTCTAAAAAGGGAAACAAGATTAGTGAAGAACGTAAAGAGTTTGCTGCTGAACAAAGCACCAAGCTCACAGAACTAACAGGTATGGCTACATTATTGCAAGAACAACTTCAAGGTGAAGAAAATGAACTTGCATCTGAGTACCATAGCTTTGATGAGAAGATTAAGGAAGCCCGTAAAGAGGGTAACACTTATGAAATCTCTGAACTAAAGGATCAACGTGAGACTGCTCAAGATGCTTACTGGACCGCTCGAAAGAAGCGTGAAGGTGTAGCGACAGCTGTTCAGGAGAAACAACAACAACAGTTTACTCTCCAACAGAAAGAACTATCTGAGAAGTTTAACACTGATATTGCAACACTTGTACCGACATTTAAAGACGATGCAGAAGCTATACAAAAGTTTGCTATCGATGAGGGGATTCCACAGGAACTCTTATCATCCATTGCAGATGCCAACGTTATCAAGTTTATTGATGACTACCGTAAGCTGAAGCACAAAGCCACTACTGGATCTATTAAGCGTAAGGCAACCCCTAAGGCTAAATCAGCACCCATTAAGAAAGGCCCAACTCGTAATTCGCAACAAGCTAAAGCAACAACTGCAGTTCGTAACAAAGTTCTTACAGGTACAGGCTCAGAGGAAGATCAATTATCTTTCTTAAAGAACCTTTCCAAGTTCAGCTAATCCTTAACTTTTTACTTTTATTTATAAGGAATATTTATCATGGCAGGACGTAATTTCGCAACAGGCGGCCCAAAAGCGGCAGCTGGAACAACTGGTTTAGGTGTATCGGAACGTGAAGACTTAGCTAATTTTATTAGTTTAATCACTCGTGACGAGACTCCATTCTATTCATCTATCGGCAAAACTAAATCTAAAGGTATCCTTCACGAATGGACTACTGACGAATTAGCAGCACCCGGTTCTAACCAAGTAGCTGAAGGTTCTTCTTACGCTACTACTCATGCAGCTCAAACTGCTGAGCCTATGCGTACTCGTTTAGGTAACTACACTCAAATCAACTCTAAGACTGTTGAAGTATCTGGCTCCAAGCGAGCTGTTGATCAGGCAGGCGTTGCTGATGAGTATGCTTACCAGTTGAAGAAGCGTGGCACTGAGCTACGTCGTGACGTTGAGCATGACTTGGTACACAGCTGGAACCCTTCTAACGGTTCTGGTACTCGTACTATGGGTGGTTATCAGGCATTTACCAACGTAAACGTTGTTAACGCTGGTGCATCCTCTGGTGCAGCTTATGTTGCACCTTCAAGCACTGGTATCGGTACTGTTGGTACTATCGCTCGTGGTTCTTCTGATGCTAACTTGCTTGCTCTTGAATTGAGCAATGTAGACGACGCAATGCAGACTATTTATCAGGAAGGTGGTAAAGCCACTGTAATGATGACTTCACCTGCTAACAAGCGTAAGTTCTCTGCAAAGGCACAAGCTGCTGATTCTAACGTTACTCGTAACATCGATGATTCTGGTAAGCTTCGTCAGTCAGTTGAAATGTATGACAGTGACTTCGGCGCTATCAAGATCGTTCCTAACTACGTAATGGGCTTGGCTCATAACACTGGTTCTGGCGCTACTACTAACTCTGCAGATTACTCTGCACTTGTATATGATCCACAGTGGTACAACATTGCCACCCTTCGTGCTCTTCATGAGACTGAAGTAGGTCAGGCAGGTGACAGCACTATTGGTCAGATCGTAGAAGAATGTTCATTAGAAGTTCGTAACCCATCGGGTTGTGGCTTGATCGTTGGTTTAGCTGGTTAAACACTAAGCTATACAAAGGGGTCCTCCAAAGGGACCCCTATTTTTTCATAGGAGGACACTATCTCATGAGCTTTAAGTCTCAGGAAGATAACAAACATAGCTTTAACGTTTCAGCAGATAAGAATAACTTCAGTCTGTCTCAGGACGTTAGCGCATACCGTGAATATGCTAAAGAATCGAGAGACATCTATGATGCCTCGGGCGCAGCAAGTCACTACAGATCTTTTGCAGTAATACCAGATATTGTTGCAATTGATATACTAACTAAGTACAACATTGACATCAATGCCCAAGAATTCATGGGTGATAAACAGCTAGTCAATAAACTTAAAAAGATTATAATCTCGGAGTACCCAGATCTGCTTACGCATGGTCAGTCTCGGAGATACTAAAGAGGATATAATAAATGTCAACTCCAAAGTACGATGCATTAGTCGCCAAGGTACGCGATTGGGCAAACAGAGATAGTTCCGTATTATCGGATTCAATCATCTCTGATTTTATAGACTACTCTGCAGATCTATGTTACAGAGAACTACGCATCCCTCCTTTGGAGTTTACATATCAGTACGAAGCGATAACAACTGCAGGTGATGATGCACTGCAACTCCCCGCTGATGTAACTGAGATTCTGATGTTCCAAGTAAAGGATAGTGCAGGTAACTCACTAGTGTTTGATAATAAGTTAGACCTCAGGTCTTTCACAGACAAGTACACAGTAAAAGATTATGGATCATTCACACGTAAAGGCCCAGAGTTACTCTTTTACCCCTCATCTGCCGTAGGTGATATTTATGAAATACACTACTACCGCAGACTGTTCGACATGGACGCCAAGTACGTTGTAAATCAGGCTAACATAGACGCAGGTAATACAACTGTATCTTCTTCGGGAGTCACAGATGCTGTTGAGGTTAACAGTGTATGGTACCTAGGTAATGAGGTGTACAATTGGTTACGTGATGACAACGAACGTATACTACTATTCGGTGCACTACACCACGCCTTTGAGTACTTAGGTAGTGATGAGCAATCAGCCAAGTACCTCAATAAACAAATGAGAGGTATTGAAGAGTTGAATCGTGAAGAGAAGAACCGAAGGGTTTCTGGTGCTTCTAATGCAGCTACATACCAAGTATCTGAATTACTATAAGGAGACCATTTAGATGGCAATTACATATTCACCTAGCTCTTCCGGGGTTGGGCTAGTAGATAACAAGGCCGAAGGTGGCTCTTTCAATAACGAATCAGAAGGTGAATTTGCAAGTGCCAGCACAGCATCTGCGGAAGCCTACCTTTTTAAAGTTGCAGCAGCCTTATCAGAAGCCAACGCAGCAGCAGATCTCGTACTGACTAACGCAGACGTAGTGTTAACCCATGATGATGTAGGCTTAACACATGCTGATGTAGTCTTAACACATGCAGATGTGGTATTAGCTGAAGCAGACAAAGTGCAGACCGGGTTAGACCGGGTAGCCACTGCAGCTGACCGAGCAGCTATTGTAACATTATATGATACATTCGATGACAGATACTTAGGTACTAAAGCATCGGATCCTTCAGTAGACAATGATGGTAACGCATTACTCACAGGTGCTGTTTACTTTAACAGTACACTTAACAACAC